GACATTGCGCCTCTGGAAAAGAAAGCTCCAAGAAACGCAAGGTCTTTTGGAAGCTCACTATACCAACAGTGCATGAGGGTGGCTGTATCCCAGAGGTAGTTAACAGGAACTGCGTTGTATCTGGATAAATAGGAGAGGTCATATTTTCCATTCTGCATTATCTTGGCCGGAGCCAATTGATTTAATTGCCGAATAATAGCCAGCTTAGATAAGCTATCCAACTCAATGACGCAACTATGAGTAGTAATAGGACTACCTTTTCCGTCAGGTCTAGTGAGCCACACGGCTGTGTAACCCACCTCGGTAATGTGAACATAAGGTTCCTTTCCAGTCTCAATGTCAATTGCAATTAGGTCAGCATCAGAATACATTGATATGATTTCTGCGTGATTAGTTTCATCACACACTGCCCACTTGAATTCTGGTGCAGGTATCCATGCAGATGGCTGAGTGAATTTACTTAGATATCGTTTGAAAATAAACTTGCCGTAAGGTAATGAGATGAGTTGCTCAAGGGGGTCAATGAATACTATTTCTACTGTGCCTAGCTTATCGCTGCGTAAGGTGAATAGGGAGCCAGCGTAATTGTCTAATGAGGCTCTCTTAATTCCATCACCAGCTAGCAATAGATTAAGTATTGCAGGACTAGAACATAATATCTTATTAGTCCTAGCTCTCTCTGCTAGTCTGAGAATTTCTGTTCTGGTGCTAATTGATTCGCCGAAAAGACTACAGCCAACAGAGCCTAATTCACCTTTGAGTCTAGGTAAATATGGCTTGTCGGCTGTGGTATATATCATCAGTATGTGCAATAGAAACCTTCTTTCTTTTCGTACTCCTCAGCTTCTTCTTCTGACATGAGATCATTCAGATATCTGTATTCATCATAAGCTAGCTTTAGGTCTAATGGGATATCTTGATCTCTAGCTAGATATGCTGAGGCTAATTTATATTTAGTCTCTAGTGGCAAATCCTTTTGTTGCCTTGGTACTATCTCATAGGCAGGTGCGATCATTCCTTCATCTGCTTTAATGAGAGCGATGCGGAGTTGTTTCTTTAGATCAGCTGGGCAATCAGGACATGCCATGATCCAGCGCATCTGTTCTGCGGAGATACTGATTCTGAATTTACATTTGCTAACTATCATTTTCTAAGTCCTTCCAACATAGTTGTTTAAGTTCTTCTTCATAGTATGATAGTTCTTCTGGTAATCTAATTAGCTCTAGCCAAGATTCATCTGGTGTCCAGTTGTCTATATGTCCTCGCTGAGATGCTGGCTCATAGACTCCTTTGTATTTTATTTCATAGACTGAGGAAGTTTCTGGATCAGTGAAAGATATAGTTCCGGCAAATGTACAGGGTTTCATTTAGTTAATGCCTCCTTGCAGCGGGTGAGTGCTTTGCTAAACACAGTTTCCACTCCCATCAACATGTCGGTATCATTAGCTCCGACCATTCGACCTAGTTCTTCGAGCTTGCGTGTAGTCCGTTCCGCTGCGTTGAGATCATCCACCGCAACAGCTAGGGCAGCGCGGAGTTCGATTGCTTTGTGCTGAGACTCAAGCAGCTGCGCGTTTGAGACATAAAGAGCGTTTTTCAATTCCTCGATCTCTCGCGCCTGAGATTCGATAATCCCTACCAGTTCTTGTATAGCTAGCAAATCACCGTCTAGGGCTAGTCGTGTAATTAGTTCCTTACTCATGCTTTCTCTTTCTGTGCTGACATAGATGCAAATTCAGCCCAGCCGCTGCCGGATAACTTCGGAGAGTTTGCAATGTGAAGTAAGGCGTCGCGATACCGCTCTACATCCTTCTTGCACTCGACAAGCTGTGCCTTGAGTGAGGCGATTTCATCTGCTTGTTGTAGCATCACCTCATCCAGTGTCTTAATTACAGTAGTAGCAGATGGCCAGCCATCTCTTCCTAGTCCGTGGCTCATTTTGGCATAGTCCCTTCAATAGCTTTTTGGTAAGAATTTCCATGTTCCCGCTTATTAAGAAATTTAATATCAAGGCAGTTTGTGCAGAAATATTTGTCCTCGTAAAACACAGCGCGGGCGCCGCTTCCCACCAACTGATGGCCATATGAATAAACTACACCTTGAAACTGATAGTTATGATCACAAGGCATATTCAATCCTTTCGTGCGTAGAGTTTTGTACCTACTGGCAGCGTCATGTATATATCTGCGAATACATCTGTCCCCACTTCGCAAACAGACTGATAACGTTCTTTCTCCCACTGTTCCAAATAAATGGATGATGGTGGGGTGGAGAGGGCTTCGCGTACTTGGGTATCAACCGCTCTTGTAATCGCACAATATGGCTCAGGCGCGTTATCTCTGACCGTTTTCAAGACTCCCCTCAGCTTCAAACACTCAGCCTCTTTTTCGGCAAGGTCTTTGCGGAGTTGTGTTATTTCGGCAATCGTTACTGAATCAGCCCATAGGCTGTGGTCTTGTGACATTTCAGTCTCCTTCAACTAGCGGCAGGGCTATTAGGGGAATAGCTGTAAATGTTAGTCCGCCTACGCACATTGATGATCTATGTTGGCTAATTGCATAACATTTACCTTCAGTATTAAACATACCATGACCAACAACCTTGCTCTCCTGTTCAACCGCTTTGAGCAGGGCGTGGGCGAATTGGATATGCTCCTCCTCAGCTGGCACCTTGTCAGCCCAGTACAGTTGGGTCGCTAACATATTTACAATCTTATTCAGGCGTTCTTTTGATATGGTCATTTATCAATCTCCTTCAACTATGTAACATTCAAGATCAGGTGAGTAGTGTGCTTTAGCTCTTGCGATAGCTTCTTCATCAGTCTCACCTTCCTTAACTTCCACTATAGGGAAGTCGGATTGATCACTCTCAGGCCAATCATTTACGCCCATCACAGTTCGTGGCATCGCGTTCTCCTTCAACTAGCTTTACTAATCAGGAGTAACTCCTAAGTCGTAGCTATCTTCCTAATTAAATAATCTGGTAGCCAGTTAGCGGGTTAATAAAAAGGGATAGGTTAAGTTTTCCGAGGACAAACAAACCCCAAAGTTATTACTCTTAAATACACTATTGTAAATAAGAGGTGCTAACTGGCTTACTAATTGCCACTAAATCTTATGGACTTAATGGCAACTATAAATCAATTAGGCAATGATAAGCTTTTTGATTTCAAAATAAACCGGACGCTCAGTCTCACCCGGCTTTGCTTTACCCATGCGGAATGCAGTTACTGCTTCGCATTCAGTTCCTGCTGCTTGCTCAATGATTTCACGCAAGCTAGTTACGCCAAGATGACCAGCAAGCGGGGCAACGAGTTTCTTAAATGCGCCTTGGCCAAACTCATTGTCCATAAAGTAAGCAGCACTAGATACTTGACCAGCAGATACAGGCTTATCTTCTTCTGGCTTAGACAGCTCAACTGTTTCAATTGCAGTCAGAGTAACTTCAATAGCTGGCTTGCTGTTGATTGTTTTCTGTTGCATTGATACTGTGCAGCGATGCACACCAGCCGGGAAGTTAGCAAACTCAGGCAGGTCAGCCAAGTCATCCAGATTAGCGTCAAGGATGGAGTCGAAGTTATCGTTAGACATAATAGTATTTCCTTAAGTTAAGTTTACTGCGAGATAGTTGCGATTAGTTTAGCAAGATAGTGTTGCGCTTTCTGCAAGTCTTGCAAGCCTGCTTTCTCAGGATACCTAGAGATATATTTAATTACATTACCTCTAAGGTATCCTTCGAATTCTTCGGGAGTCATTAGCGATTGCATATACTCCCACGGTTGTATAGATAGCGAAGTATAATGGCTGCCTCCAACCTGTATTTGATCTGGACTTTCGGAGTTATTAATTTCCACATTCATTTCCTCAGATTAGCTAATGCAGATACTGCTTTCTGGCCTTGGCTTGGCATTGCACTTGGCTTTGCTGCTGGCTCTGAATCAAGATCAATAAATAGACTTAGCAGATTCATATCTTCTCCAATGCTATGACCACTGCGACTACCTGCAGTAATATTATTTGCATAAGTAGTAGAGCACGTAGCCGTATGCTTTTTATTTTTGAGTTCGATATATACCACATCATCAAAAAAGCGAGGACTATTGCGAGAGAAATTGCTAGTGCCGCATACGGGAAATAGTTTAACTTTACCATCTTCTTGCTGGCTTTCCACTACATGACTAATGCAGACAATGTGATGTTTAGATTGCTGCATACTAGATAATATTTTTTCTAGCAATGCACCTTGCGCACGATAGACTTCCCATTCTGGCTTAGCAGTATCTTCTTTGCCTTGCATTAGATGATTGATTGTGCTTGCACTGAGTTGAGTTAGGCTATCTATTACTACTACTGTTTCTGTGCCCAGCTCTGAGAGACAAACACGAGTGGTAGGAGCCTGTGCTTTCGTGCAGATCGGACATGCAACTTTGCCATGCTCCTCGCAGATAAATACTTCTTTACCCGTGAATACTTTGAGGAGAGTCTCAATAGCAATAGGAAAGATTTTCGTATCTGGGATCGCGATGAGTTCCACGTTTTCTTTTGCCGCTTCCGGCAATTTAAGCAACGCTTCATAACCTTTCTCCAGATCAAAGTAGATTACTTTATATTTAGCAGCAAGAGAGCCAGCAAGAGTAGTCTTACCTGTCATTGATTCGCCATAGATAAGAACTCGCTTGGCTTTAGATGCTTTGGCGTGAGTTAGTTTCATAGCGGACTCCTAGAACCAATTGCAACTAAGCGGGGGCAAGAATTAAGTAGCAAGCTACGAGCCACTCCAGCAAGTGCTTCGTTCTTATCTTGGAATTCATTTATAATGTTGCGATGGTATGCAATGCTCTCTTGGTTGGATTTAATCTCTGCTTCAATAGCAACAAGTGATTGACCTACATCGCTAAGGCTTACGGTATCGAGGCTCATAGTGATTCCTTTCGTAATTGACTTTGAATTAAGTCGTCTAGTGTGATTTGGATTTGATATGTTTCATGGCTTTCAAGAATTTTCTGTTCTTGTTCTTGAGTAATACTTTCAGTTAGCTTATCAGTTGAGAGAGTGCAGGTATATAGATACTCGCATTCCCTAAAGAAATTGAAACAGGACTCGCCATGCATCGGATATATGTCAGCATTTTCATAGAGTTGAATTATGTCTATGTCTAAGAGAAGTTCTCTGATCCATAGCGCACGTTGCAAGTAACTCTTAGTAAAGGGTAATGTGTCATATTCTTTACTCTTAGTTTTATATACTAGATACAAGACTTCATAGCTAGAGTGATTAGGAAACAGGTGATCTAGAATTACTGAATAGCCAATGGCTTGTGCAGAATTTCTGTAAGTGGCTGCATTGACTGTGCTCATTCCAGTTGTCTTAACTTCTAGCACCATGATTTCGCCAGTCACAGAATTCTGTAAGACTGCATCTACAAAGCCACGGTATCTGAATCCATTAGGCAAGCTAATTAGAAATGACAATTCACAGCATGGCTTATCATCTATATAAGCTAGTTGCCAGTCATCTAGAAATCCTGACTCGCGCATTTGAATTAGCTTTTGCACTGCAATTACTGCTAGCCAGAATGATTTAACTTGCTTAGGGTTATCCTCAAGTAAGTCTATGTCCCACCTCTGAAACATTTCCCACAGGATCTGATCTTCAGATTTGTTTTCAAATGCAAGCTGAATACCGTGACCCACAACCGTTCCAAACGCGAACGTCACACTTGTCTTGTTGTTCTCGTCATCTTGCTTGGGTGCCTGTAGCCTATCAAGCTGAAACTTTCTTGGGCACGAGTGCAGTGTAAGTAATGAGGAGTAACTAAGTTGCTGAAGTCTGGAGTCTATTTTCATTTTGAGTATCCCAATCTAGCCTAGCTTTAATTGCTTCTTGTAAGTCGTAAGTATATTTAAGTATAACTGGTTTGCGATTTACCTGTACCTTAGCTACATACGCACCGGTCTTACTGTCTTGTGATATGCCAGCTAATCCAAACTTGTTAGTAGTACGTCTGTTTAGTTGCTGAGTTGCTCTAGTTGCCCAGCGACAGTTCTCTTTGCAGTAGTTACCGTTAGCATCTATGCGATCTAGTGTCATATCAATAGGACGTTCTCCCATATCTACTAGGAAATTACGAAAGTCTTTTGACCAGCTATCACATACAGTGATACCTCTACCTCCGTAATACTGCCATGCGTCATCATAAGGGTTAGTACAGCGGCCAATCATCTTAGCCCATGTATTGTATGTTCCTGTTCTAGTGCCTCCTGCTTGCCCATGTATTATAGTCTTGGGTCTTAGTTTTCTCTTGGTCATGTACTACTCCTAGTTAATGATACCTAGTCTGGTATCCATTGTGATAATTCCTTTTGATCTTGTATTGAGATGTGAGATTCAATGAAGTATGATTTATCTCTAGCTATTTTAAATCCGTATTTAGCAGTAAGTAATTGCATTAGTGGTGTATATAGCTCTCTATCTGCTGGCTTAATATATGGGATTTCTATTAGCCAAGTATGCAGTAGCCGCCAGTCAGAGTAATTTAATTTAGGGTTAGTAAGGAACAGATAAGCTAAATTAGAAATCGTCTGCGCTGATATTGCTGGACTTGAGCAAGGCATTGATTCTGCTTGTTGCTGTCTTTGGTTTCGCTGCTTTAGCAGCTGCTGCAGGAGAGATGAGTGAGACATTAGTTTGCACCTTAAGTCCAGAGATTACTTGTGCTATTTCATCTTCATTTAAGAGAGTGACTAATTCAGGATCAGCTTTAAGTTTAGTATGAATCTTTCTCAGGAGATGTGGCATCTCTGGATGGGCAGTCAGTAGAGCTGTTGTTAGCTCTGAGATATTCTGTTGAATCTCGGCCAGACTGAATTGAGTTTGCACACTGGTATCTAGTGACATTTTGATTTTCCTTTTTCATGTAATTGATTACGTCTTGTGGAGTGATAGTAGGTATTAGTTCGCTGGATTCTAGTATTGCTACTAGCAGGGAAACGAGATCTGCGGGATTCATTTTATAGATCCTTACTTAAGATTTCTGTTAGCTTATAAGATAACTGAAATGTGATTTCCTCGTCAGTTATATTATAAGTCAGCCAATACATGCGCCATCCTTCTTTCTGATTGAATTCTTTATCTTTCCATTTCTCCAGAATGACAGCCTTACATACTCTGCGATGCAGATGCTTGGGTACTCGTAATGTAAGAGTCTTATGTTTCTTGAGAGCTAACCAAGCTGGCTCATACATACGGAGTTTTCTTTCTTTCATATCGCTATTTCCTTATTGCTTAATCCTTATTATAAAATCCCCTATTGCTAAGGGATTCTAAATACTGATTACTTAGAAATCGTCAGAGCCAATGACTTCTGCTTCGATCAGTGCATCAGCTTTCTTCAGCAAGAATTCAATTACCTTGTAGTAATTAGCAGCTTGCGGTGCTTGCTCTGCATAGACAACCAATTGATCGCGAAGAACAGCAATAGATTTCTTATCGCTCTTGATTGGTGCAAACTTAAGCAGGAATACTGCTGCTGCACGCTTAACACGATCTTCAGTCTTACCAGTAAGTGCTGGCATAGATGCAAGATAATCATCTGCAAAGTCAGCCCACTCATCCTTGCTAATGCCACGAGACTTGCGTTCTGCTTCTGGCTGATTAGCGATCTTCTCCCAATCAAGTTCTTCAAATGGGAAGTTAGCACCAGTAAGAGATACGTTTTCTTTAGCAAGACTTACTGCTTGCTCATAGATAACTGCGAACAGAGCATCTTGCAGAAGTTGCAAGTTGTTTTTGGCTACTTCAGAAGCATCTGGTGCATTAGCTGCATCAATCATTTCCAGAATGTCAGATACAGATGGAACAGGGATATGCAATTTAATAGAGTCACGTTTGGTCTCAGTGACTGAACCATCTTCCTCTTTGGTCTTAACTGTACGGAAGTTGATTGAGGTTTCGATTTGATTGTATTGCATTTTGATTTCCTTAAGGAGAAATAAATTAGGCAGAAAGATCACTGCTGCCTCTCAGTGTGAAGCCATATTACCCCATTATGCGGCTTTGTGTCAATGGGGTCAGATTGATTTAGCGTAACAATACTATATATTCTTGCTTCTCATACTTAGCTTGCTTTGCTGCATCTACTGACTCTGGATAATCATGCTGCCCATACCAGTATTCAGTATTTATATTGCTAAGTAATTGTATCTGTCTATATCCTATTACTGGACTAAATCCGCCTTCGTCTCTTGGGAAACAGATTACTTGATCTGGCGGAAGATGGAGTAGTAATTGGATTAAGTCAGCTGCTGTAAGTGGGCCAGCATCATCTTTAGGTATCATTTAGTATTCTCCTCTTTCAGTTTTGCCTTGGAAATGAATTGCCTTTTCTGCTATGGTATTGCCGGGTACTTTCTGTCTAGTGATTCCTTTCTCAAATGTATCTGGCTCACAGATAATATAACAGGATTCTCTTGCTCTAGTTACTGCTGTATAGAGAAGCTCTCTTGCTATCATTGTGTTATGTGATTGATGTAAGATTATATAAGTCCTGCGCCATTCACTGCCTTGTGATTTATGCACGGTGAGACAATAGCCTAGTAGCAAGTTATTTAATTCAGATGCTTTACTTAGCGAGACTTCTTCATCATTACTGAGCATGCGAATTGTGATTACATGAGATGATTCCTGTTTGCGTTCCTTATCTTCAGCAGGATTGAATCTCATACTGTCTAGTACTGAGTCTACTGCATCTAAGTCAAAGTCTGATTCTAAATCTATTTCACCTTCAAGAGACTTACCTGCTGCTGTATCATATCCCCAGCGATCTAGAGTAGCTGATGCTGGCTTTGGCTTCTTAAATGAAGCATAAGCAGAGTTCTTATTGATTGAGATTATGACTGCATCTTCTTTCTCATATAAGACTTTGTCTCCAATTGCATAGTATAGCTTATTGAATCCTGCTATGATTTCATAAGTAAGATCGCCTCTCTGAGTTGTAAGATACTGAGCTAATTCCTTATTCATCTCAAGTGTGCCAAGTCCTTTATTAAATGGGATTAGGCAAGTGTCTTGCTCAGGATCAAATCGGCCTTCTGCTAATTCTTTCTTAAGAAAGCTAGCTATGCGAGGTGTGATATGTTCTGGATGTAAGCGTTTCTTAATTGGGTGAAATGAGAGTCCTCTCTCTGCGTATTTAGTGTTCCACTCTGCCATCTCAGCAGCAGCCATCTCTTTTCCTTCTAGAATTCTATGTGCTAATGAAATGATAGGGCTTTCTAATGCTTGGCGATATACTTCTGTAAGTTCAATTACAGGTAACTCAAGCATCTTAAAGCCGAGAATAGCACTGCCAAATACTGGAGGTAGCTGTTGAATGTCTCCTAAGAAAATGTATTTGCAATCAGACGGCAATGCGCTTTGTAGTTCCTTAAATAGATCAACGCCTAGCATAGATGATTCTTCAATTACGCAATACTTAATTGTCTCAGCAAGAGGTCTATGAGAATTTCTAGTAGGACTAAAGCGCATAGTGCTTTTGTATTCTTGAGTAATTGGATCTAATACATCATAGTATTCTGGTGCATATTCAAGTGCAGCATGTACAGTAATGCAAGAGCCTCGCATATCATGACTCAGATTCTTTTTAATATTGGCTACTGCACGTCTGGTAAATGCACAAATTAGAATTCCATGAGTTGCATTAGTGAGATGCTTGTGGCCATCATTAGCATATAATGGTACTTTGCCAGATTGGATTAATGCATTAAGTGCGCCTTTCATACAAGTAGTTTTACCTGTACCTGCGGCTCCCACTAATACGCAGCTATTTCCCTTGCTAAGTAAATTGATGAACTCAGATTGAGCCTGATTATAAGAGATGCCGCGTTCTGCATCATAGTATAGATTGCTTGCTATTGATTCAGTGAGATTTGCAGTAGCAATTGAGACAACTGGAGAGGCCGGCTTCGCCATAGCTTCTGCCTGTCTCCTTGCTGCTGCTTGTGCAAGTAATTTAGCTAACATTGGACTAGTCATCATTATCACCTTCTGGTTTCATTTCTATGAACTTGTCACAGTAATTGAATTGAGTTACTAGCTTATCTTTGAGCTTACATACAAGTCTTTTGCCTACTGCAAGTCTGGTATGTTTGCATAAGAGACAATTGCCTCCAGCAGCTTGCACTTCTTTTCTCTTAGCTGCTGCAATTAGCTGAGTCTGTTCTCTTTCTTTACGTAGTGCGATCTCATATGTAGCTAGATTGGCTGGCTTAGTCATTATGCAGTCTCCATTTCTACTAAGTGAGAGACTGAGAATTCCCTAGCTGATGCTACGAAATCTACAATTACATATGCTGGCATTTGCTTACATTTCCTGAAACTTAGTGCAAGTTGAAAGCTATTTCCTTCTTCTAGCATCTGTTTGATTTTGCCTAAGCTAATTCCGCTAGAGAACTGTACATGGAATAGTTCATTATAACGGCGAATTGTGCCTGCTGCATAAGTATCTATATTACGATTCCACTGATTTAAGAAATATGCTGCATCCCACTTAAGATACTTATATAGAGTAAGACTGCTCTGCAAGTAAGTAGGAATGCTGAATTGTGTGTGATATGCTTCACGGAATTGCAAGCTGTAATGTGTCATTTGTATTACCTCATTAGATTCTGAATTAGATTGATTTAGGATGGCTTCTAGAAGCCTTAATTGCATTTAGATATTCAGTTACATTAGGGAAATCAGCTCTAGCAAGTTTAGGTCTGACTGTCTCTACTGCATATGATTTGTCATCTGCATCCACGAAACTGTATCCGAAATAATTCTGTTTTCTAGATATTGCTGCTCTGAGTTCTTCTAGTAGAGAGAATTCCTGAGCATAGTTTAGTGGTAATTCGCTTTCTAAGTGCTCTTTGAATTCAACTATATCTTTCTCAGGATAAGCTAACATATGATCGCCTTCAATAGCCTTGCTTAGTAATTCTTCCCAATAGGCTTTGCATGAGACCATTTGTTTAGATACTGGATGCTTAGTTAGAAATTCAGGTAATGTTACGCATCTATTCATCCATTGCAATATGATCTTTTTGCGATTAGTAAGTAGAGGACTTGCAAATGCTCTTTGAACACGAGTTAGCATTGCTCTAATTTCATGTTGCTGTTTAGAGATCATATAAGAAATGCGATATGATTCTAATTCTATTTCCCAGATAGAGAGTAACTCAGATATGTCTTGACTATCTGAGCTAATTGCAAAACCGGGTAAGTCTATATTGTCCTTCTGAAAACAGCCAGAATATACAAGTTTAGATAATGGGATTATCTGAGCATTCTGTATTTCTGTTAGTGCTTCTGTTAGCACTAATGGACTTGTGAATGATACATGCTCAGTATCTAGCAGAAAGCGAGTATATAGTAGATGAGTTTCTGTATTAGATAATTCGCCTTTTTGCCATAAGCTAAGAATGGCTGGTATTTTCTTTGCAGCTAAACTATAAAATGGATGTGCTTGGCTTGTATTGCCTTGCATGTGTTCCACTTTATAGCTAATGCCGCTAATTGGGCAATGACATAGCATGATGATAGATTCCTTTAGATTAATAGTAAATTACTTATAGTTAAGACTTCTGTATTGATGCCTTAACCTGAAATAATCTAGCTTTAGAATAGACTAATGCCCAGACTTTTTATCGTCTGGGCACTAGGAGAAGGGAGAGAGGAGAGAGACTAGCTAATTGCTAATTAATGCAGTAAGTTGTTTGAGCCGATATAAGGCAATGGCGCAGAATCCGGGTATATCTCAGCTAATATAGTGCATACTGCATGATATATCTGAATTGCTTTATCAGGCTCCATATAAACTGACTCCCAGTCGGCATTATTAGGGTAAATGCTATAGCGAACAAGGACAATAGCTTTTGATTCTCCATCAAAATCCTTTTCAGCGTATTCTACCAGCGGGTCAAGCTCTGCCAGCTCCTCAGACGATAGATTACTAAGAGGCGTAAGCATATCTGCAAGCCAATCTTGCAGCCATTTTGGTTGAGACTCAGCGTATTGTTTAGGTGACATAATATAGTTTCCTTCCTTTTCTTTATGATTGATTAATTTCAATCCTATTGCCTGCTATTACTAACAGGCAATAAGTTGAGACTAATTAAAAATCTACATCCTCTAAATCATCATCATTAATGCCAGCTAGCTTATCATTTAGTTTCTCTTGTTTCCTGCCAAGGGCTTCAGATACATTATTAGTGTATTCATTTGGAACATTATCCACCAATTCTAATACCTTAAGACAAGAATCTATTTCCTCTTGCTGCATGATGCTACGGCTTGCAATGGCAAGCATTAGCTCTTTGTATGCGATTACTTTCTTAACTACTTTCGGGCTATCAATATGTAAGCCTGACTTAGAGCTAATGGCCTTGGCAATAATGGGCAAAGCAAAGTTATCTAGCCAAGCCTCAAGGTCTTTCTTAGTAATCAAGAATTCGCGCTTAGTCTCTGCATACATCTCAGCAATGCTAGGCAATGGGAATTCAGCATGTCCGGCTTTTGCTGCAATACGCAATAAGCCATTGACTGCATTACCATAAGCACGAATACAGAATGCTTTTAGGTCAGCATTGGTGAGCATACTGAATTCAGTAGGTTCTGAGAATGTAGCGAAAACTTCTAGTTTCTTTTCTGCGCCTTCTGCACTGCGCGGCTGAAATGAAGTAAAAAGGCCAGAGGTGGGCTGAATGGTGGTAATGATGGCTTTATGTGACATGATAGTTTCCTTTAAATTTAAATTAAATTAGATAATAAGTAATTAAGTATTAAGCGCCCAGTATTCTTAAGCGCATTGCAAGCATCTTATGTACATCTTGCAAGCTAGCTCCATTGCGTAACATATTTTGACGAGTGGCATAATATCCGATGCGATGTGACTTGATGCAGTAAGTAACAATAGCTCTGAATGACATGATAAGTAATTCCTAATTAGATTCTAGTTAAGTGAATTAATTATAACTGACAACTAGATGAGAAGCAATAAATATTTTGTGAGTGTATCAAAATCAACAATGCGCTAGTTTCGACTTACATGCTGCGATCAACTTAAACCAAAATAATCTATTTCCTTTCATCTTGACTAAAGTATAGCACAGGCGCGACAGGATGTCAAGAGGTATTTTGATAAATAGTGAAATATTTTTTATGATCCGCAATGGCAATAATGCCAAATAGCCAACATGCCAGCAAATGCCATCCCCCTATGCAGCAAGGGGGCAATGGCAATAAAAAGATAAATAACAATAAATAATAATATCTAACTAATTACTTTATATTCTTACGGTCTGAAATTAGGTATTCAAAATTGAATTATTTAATTGAATTTATTTTATTTGTTAATTTGTTTCAGTTTCAAATAGTTTATTAATTAATAATTTTGTGCGGATACCCCTTAAATCCGAGGGCGTACCCCTTTGCTGGCATGTTGGCATGTTGGCATGTTGGCATTCTGCCAGCGCGGATTACTATCAATAGATACTTAATTAATAAACTAATACCCAAGCGCCTTAAGTAATCTATTTAATTCACGCTTTCTTAGTATTAACTCAGCTAATTTATTCGCATATAGCCTATGATTCTCTAAATCACAATGCTGATAATACTTGTCACGCTTGGCACTAAGTATTAATTGCTTTCGATTTAATTTAAATCTTTCCTCAAGCAATTTAAATACATATAGATTATTAGTTAGTAATCTAGCTTTGTTGCCTGACATAATATATTTCCTTTATAAAGTGAATACTCAGGCTAACACAATACCTAATGTCAGCGCAAGCCCCATGATAATACCTAACATAACATAACAATATAATAGCTAATCTAATACTAATAATATCTAATCTAATGCTAAATAACAAAGGCGGGGGCTAGGGGCTTTTTTAGGATGCTTGGCTGGCTGGCTCCTTAGGACTCAAAAATATTTCTGTAAACTTTTTTACCTATTCCCAATCCGCCAATTACTTGTTTTCTCTCAGCTCACTTAATCTCTCACAAACACAGCAACATCAATTCAGCAAATAGCAAATGGCAACATCACTATGTAAGGACACTTCAGAATGGCTAACAGCAATCTTTCAGTAGCACAGCTCTCCTCACTAACTAATGCAGAGGAGCGCGCACTGCATCTCTTAGGACAAGGCATCATCCCTGAGCAAGCAGCAATGGCATCAGGCCTCTCCGCTTCGCGAATATCTCAGCTCTTATCTCAAGAATCATTTGCTGCAAGAGTAGCAGAACTCAGATTCGAAGCGCTCTCTAAACATAATGATCGCGATGCAGCTTATGATTCGCTAGAAGATGAATTGCTGGCGCGAATGAAAGATTGCTTGCCACTGATGGTGCGGCCTAATGAAATACTGAGAGCCATCCAGACAATCAATGCAGCAAAACGGCGCGGCTCATCTGCCCCTCAATCTATCACTGAGCAGCATACAGTAATCAATCTCATATTGCCTACGCAAATCCTAACTCAATTTGCGCTGAATCCTCAGAATCAAGTAGTCAGCATTCAGAGCGAGTCAGATAATAATTCTAGCAATCAATCACTTCTTACTATACAATCAGGATCATTACTTAATCAGATTAAATCTAAGCAACAGGAGGCCAGCAATGTGCAACTTATCAGTGATGCGAAATCTATCCAAAAGCATGGCGCGCGATTCCAAGCAGACGACTTTTAGCAATCAACTAAGTGCTGAGCAGCTTGCGCTAAAAAAGAAAAATGACGCGCGCGCATTTAGCTTACTCAAGGCTCTCGCTAAATATCAAGTGGCCCCTCCCACAGAGCTAACTAATTATCCCACACTAAAGAGGTACTTGGGGCGATGAATGAAAACATTACAGAAGCAGCATTTAGCACACAAGAAGTGCATGGCCTAGCGCAAGGGAATCTAGACTTTCTAGCAGCCCTTGCAATGCCTATGGTATTTCAATTCGGCTTCCCTCCAGTATTTCAAGCAGTCTGGCAATGGCTACTTACAGAGACATTTAAGCCTCGCAGCTTTCCCCAATTAGCTCTCGGCTTGCCGCGCGGCTTCGGAAAGACAACACTAATTAAAATATACATTCTCTATTGTATCTTATTTACCCAAAAGCGATTCATACTAATTATCTCTGCAACTGCAACTCTAGCTGAAAATATCCTATCTGACATTGTTGACTTTCTCAACGAGCCTAATATTAAGCGAGTCTTTGGAGACTGGAAATTAGGTGTAGAGAAAGACACGCAGCAAATGAAGAAGTTTGGCTTCAGGAATCGCAACATTACAATTGCTGCTCTCGGCGCCGGCTCCAGCTTGCGAGGCCTAAATATCAAGAATGAGCGTCCTGATGTAATGATATTTGAGGACATACAAACTCGCGAACAAGCAGATAGCCAAGTCCAGTCAGATAACTTATCTAAGTGGATGCAAGGCACTGCAATGAAAGCTAAGTCTCCACACGGCTGTGCATTTATATTTGTAGCTAATATGTATCCCACTAAGTGGTCATTACTTAGACAACTCAAAGCTAATCCTACTTGGATTAAATTTATTGCTGGCGGTATCCTAGCAGATGGCACATCTCTTTGGGAAGATCTACAGCCTATTGCTCAGCTAACTAAAGAATTCGAAAATGACCTCTCAATGGGGCGACCAGAAATCTTTTATAGCGAAGTCCTAAATGATGAGAATGCTTCTAGTAATAATCTCATTGACCTATCACAAATACCGAGTCTCCCATATGACCCCACATCAAATCTGGGCCGGCCACCTCCAGCTGGTCGCTTCATTATCATTGATCCATCTGGAAATAAGCAAAACTCTGATTGCACAGCAATTGGCTATTTTGAGGTACATGATGCCCGGCCAGTACTTATTGAAGTCATCAACGAGAAACTTAGCCCGGGTGATACCATTCGCAAGGCCATTGCATTAGGTCTCACGCACAATACTAAATTAATAGCAATTGAATCAGTAGCATATCAAGCCACATTATCTTATTGGTTCCAAGTAATTTGTCAGCAACTAGGAATCATTGGATTTGAAGCAGTAGAGATATATCCCGGCGGCTGGTCTAAGAATTCTCGCATTCTAGCTATGCTAAAAGGCTATGCAGCAGGTGAATTATTTGTAGATCCTGCTTGCAGACCTATTGTGCATCTCCAAATCACTACATTCAATCCGCTGCGTACTGACAATACAGACGACATTCTAGACTTGCTCGCATACAGTAACAAGGTAATGGAAGAATACGGCGCATATCTCATAAGCAATGATATCATTATGAGCCAAGAGTTAGCTAGGATTCCAGTGCTAGCAGAGGGCGCGAATTGCCCATTCTAAATTAATTAGGAGACCTGAGATGGCAGAGAATCTGCTAGACACAATTCTGGGATTTGCTAAGAGAACTAGCAAAGAACCAAATCCGCCTAAGATAATGCCTCAGCCTGATCGCGCTCCTACTAAAGAGAATGCTTGGAAACAAGATAGGCAAAAAGGCTGGTTACGGGAACCAATTGGGCCAGCAATAGAATTCTTATCTAGCTTAGCTGGTGGAGTAGGTACTGCATTAAGTACTTATTCTCCTGATGCTCAGGGAATGATTCGCAAGGGCGGCCGCACTGATCTTAATATGGTGCATAATATAGGAGATAGTCTCGAAAACTTCTTATCTCTAATCAGGGGACGAAATGCAATTTCTAGTCCGTCAATAGCCATTTCCAGAGATTCTGTTCACCCATTCGCTAATACGCCAACTCTATTAATGAATCCTAGTTCTCCGCTATACGACCCTGC